TATATGTACAAGAATAAAAATGGTTGGAACTCATATGACAGATACTGCTTTGTGAAGCCTGTTTCTGTAGAAGAGTCTTACATATTTAAACCCTTTAGTGAGGAGCCATTGGTAGGAGAAATGAAATACCCTAATAAATATTTGTTAGGAAAAGGAGTTAAGCAAGGAGATAGAATTAGTTTTAAACCCGACAGTGAATATGAGTTTACTGTGGATGGTGAAAAGCTTTACAGAATGTATGACCATCAAATAACAATGCTCGTATGACACCTACAGAACTAAAGGAAAATATTATTAAGGCAGGACATATAGCTGTTCAGCAACTTATAAAGGTTGCTAAAGAAGAAATCATCAGACACGACCCCGAAGACGAACTTGCAGCGGACAGATTAAAGAATGCTGCTGCAACAAAGAAGCTCGCCATCTTTGATGCTTTTGAGATTCTAAACAGAATAGAAACAGAAAAGGAGGCTTTAGAGCTGAGTAAAACAGGAACTAAAAATAATTCAAAGCAAGGGTTTGCAGAAAGATTCGCAGGATAATCTATACAGGGTCTTAGAGGATTACATCCCAAAGACTGTAATGACCAACAAAAACAAGAGTGGTAGTTGGAAGTATGGTTATGACTCAAAGTACGATGTGGTTGTAATATCTAAGACGGGTCAAATAGGAGAGGTTGTAAGTATACAAGGTCTACCTATTGCTCTTCCAAAAGCACCCAAGGAGTGTCCTCAGCGACACTCAAAAAAATCAGAACAATATTGGGAACGGGTTGATATACCCAAAGAACTAAGTAAGATTCAATCTATATTTCAGTGGAATGAGCAGCACGCAACATTTAAAAACAGGTGGGTTGACTACATAGAAGAAGAGTTCAACAGAAGAGAAGAAGGTTATTGGTTTATGAACAATGGGAAGAGAACCTACATAACAGGTGGACATTATATGTATCTTCAATGGACCAAGATTGATATTGGATATCCGGACTACAGAGAAGCCAATAGAATACTTTACCTTTTTTGGGAAGCCTGCAAGGCAGACAACAGAAGCTTTGGTATGGACTACCTCAAGATACGACGTTCGGGATTTTCTTATATGGGCTCAGAGGAGTGTGCAAACATAGGAACTATATCTAAGGATTCAAGGATAGGTATACTCTCTAAAACGGGAGCGGATGCAAAGAAGATGTTCACAGACAAGGTTGTCCCTGTAGTAAACAACTATCCGTTTTTCTTCAAGCCCATACAGGATGGTATGGATAAACCAAAAACAGAATTAGCATTTAGAATACCTGCCTCTAAGATTACAAAGAAGAATATGCACGAGGTGTCTGATGAGGAGATGATAGGTCTTGATACAACAATAGATTGGAAGAACACAGACGACAACAGCTATGACGGTGAAAAATTATTATTGCTGATACACGACGAAAGTGGAAAGTGGATTAAACCAAACAACATACTAAATAATTGGCGAGTAACTAAAACCTGTTTGCGTTTAGGTAGCAAAATTATAGGCAAGTGTATGATGGGTTCTACATCAAATGCTTTAGCAAAAGGTGGAGGCAACTTCAAAACACTTTATGAAGACTCAAGGCTCACCACGCGTAACGCTAACGGTCAGACAAAGAGTGGTATGTATTCTTTATTTATTCCGATGGAATGGAATATGGAAGGGTTTATTGATAGATACGGTATGCCTGTATTTCGAAAGCCCCCTGTTGAGGTCTTAGGTGTTGATAATGAAATGATTTCAAATGGAGCCATAGATTATTGGGAGGCAGAGGTGGAGTCATTAAAGAACGACCCCGATGCGCTCAATGAATTTTACCGTCAGTTTCCAAGAACAGAGTCTCACGCATTCAGAGATGAGAGTAAAGAGTCTTTGTTCAACCTTACAAAGATATATCAGCAGATAGACTACAATGACTCAATGATAAAAGAACACCACATAACAAGAGGTTCTTTTCATTGGAGAGACGGTATAAAGGATACCGATGTGATATTCACACCCGATAGTCGTGGTAGATTTAAAGTTTCTTGGACACCAAGGAAAGGTTTGAACAATAGGGTTTCTGTTAAGAACGGTGTCAAGTATCCGGGGAATGAGCATTTAGGTGCATTCGGATGTGACTCCTATGACATATCCGGAGTAGTAGGCGGCGGAGGTTCTAATGGTGCTCTTCACGGATTAACTAAGTTTAGTATGGAGGATGCTCCTTCTAATGAATTCTTTCTTGAGTATGTAGCAAGACCTCAGACAGCAGAGATTTTTTATGAAGAGGTTTTAATGGCGTGTGTTTTTTACGGTATGCCTATACTTGTAGAGAACAACAAACCAAGACTATTATACCATTTTAAGAATAGAGGTTACAGGGGTTTCTGTATGAACAGACCCGACAAGACTTATATTAAGCTGTCTAAGACAGAAAAAGAGCTTGGTGGTATACCTAATACAAGTGAGGATGTTAAACAGGCTCACGCTTCAGCTATTGAATCCTACATCGAGAAGTATGTTGGTATGGATATGGATGGAACTTTTAGAGATAGTGACATTATGGGTACGATGCCATTCGTTAGGACCCTTGAAGATTGGGCAAAGTTTGATATAAACAATAGAACTAAGTATGATGCTTCTATAAGTTCGGGGCTTGCAATAATGGCGTGTCAAAAACATCTGTACACCCCACAGAAAAAAGAGTCAAAAATAAAGATTAACTTTGCAAGGTATAGTAACACAGGAACATTAAGTGAAATAATCAGATGAAAGACGTAAAAATAAATATTTCATCTGCAGGTTTCCCAAGTCAATTCGTATCGGATGCTGAGAAAGCTACCGACGAATTTGGATTACAGATTGGACAGGCTATTCAATACGAATGGTTTAAGAAAGACGGGCAACAATGCAGATTCTATAGTCAATGGAGAGACTTTAATAAGCTAAGATTATACGCGCGAGGCGAACAGTCTGTTGCTAAATACAAGAATGAACTTGCTGTAGAAGGTGACCTATCTTACTTGAACTTAGATTGGACACCCGTCCCTGTTATACCTAAGTTTGTAGACATCGTTGTTAATGGGATGTCTGATAGATTGTTTAAGGTTAAGGCTTACGCTCAAGACGCATTGTCTCAAGCAAAGAGAAGCAAGTATCAAGATATGGTTGAGGGTCAGATGGTGGCAAAAGATACCCTTAACATCATTAAAGAAAAAACAGGAGCGAATCCTTTTATTATAGACCCCGAAGAACTTCCTAATACAGACGAAGAGATGTCCCTGTATATGCAGCTTAACTATAAGCCTGCCATTGAAATAGCAGAGGAGGAAGCTATAAATACTATACTTGAAGAGAATCATTACCAAGACCTTAGAAAGAGATGCGACTATGACCTTGCTACATTAGGTGTTAGTATGGCTAAGCACAACTTCCTAAAAGGTTCGGGTGTCGAGGTAGAGTATGTTGACCCTGCGAATGTGGTATACAGCTACACTGAAGACCCACACTTTAAGGATTGTTTTTATTGGGGAGAGATTAAGACACTACCTATCGTAGAGCTATTAAAAATAGACCCTTCATTAACAAGGGAAGATTTAGAGGAGATAGCTAAGTATAGTCAGAGTTGGTACAACTATTACAATGTTGCTCAGTATTATGAGAACGATATGTTCTACAGAGATACGGTTACTGTGATGTACTTCAATTATAAGACCACAAAGAAAATGGTCTATAAGAAAAAGATTCTTGAAACAGGAGGAAGTAAAGTTGTGGAGAAAGACGACCAATTTAATCCACCTACAGAGATGATGGAGGAAGGTCGATTCGAGAAGATTGAGAAGACCATTGATGTATGGTATGATGGTGTTATGGTTATGGGAACCAACATCCTGCTCAAGTGGGAGCTTGCTCAGAATATGGTTCGTCCAAAGTCATCAAGTCAACACGCACTACCAAACTATGTTGCGGTTGCGCCAAGAATGTACAAGGGTGTTATTGAATCATTAGTAAGAAGGATGATTCCATTTGCTGATTTGATTCAGATAACACACCTCAAGCTTCAGCAGGTAATATCAAGGGTTGTACCCGACGGTGTATACATAGATGCTGATGGATTAAACGAGGTTGACTTAGGAACAGGGAAGGCTTACAATCCCGAAGATGCGTTGCGTATGTATTTTCAAACGGGTAGTGTTATCGGAAGGAGCTATACTCAAGACGGAGATTATAACCAAGGTAAGGTTCCGATTAAGGAGCTTCAGTCATCATCGGGGGCGAGCAAAACTCAGATGCTTTTAACAAACTATAATCATTATCTAAATATGATTAGAACTGTAACAGGGCTTAACGAGGCTCGTGACGCATCTACTCCGGACCCTAATTCTTTAGTTGGTCTACAGAAGCTTGCAGCATTAAACTCTAACACAGCAACAAGACACATACTCGATGGTAGTCTTTATATATTCAGAAGTTTATCCGAGGCTCTTACGTACAGGGTGGCAGACATATTAGAGTATGCAGACTTTAAGGATGACTTTGTAAATAAGATAGGAAAGTATAACGTAAGTATACTTAATGATATCTCAGACCTTTACATATATGATTTCGGTATTTTTATAGAAGTCAGTCCCGATGAAGAGGAGCAAGCACAGCTTGAGCAAAACATACAGATGGCTCTGCAGAAGCAGGATATAAATCTTGAAGATGCCATTGACATCAGAGAGCTTAAGAACATAAAGCTTGCGAATCAGTTGCTTAAAGTAAAGAGAGTTCAGAAGGAGGAGAAAGAATTAAAGAAACAAAAAGAGCTACAGCAGAATCAAGCTCAGCTTAATATGCAGTCACAGCAGATGGCGGCAGAAACTGCTATGCAGAAACAGCAGGCTGAGATACAGGGCAAAATGCAGCTTAAGCAGGCTGAGGTAGCATTTGAGATTGAGAAGCTTAAGAATGAAGCTCAGCTTAAACGAGAGCTTATGCAGACGGAGTTTGATTTCAATATGCAGCTCAGAGATATGAGTGAGAATGCTTTACAGGGTAGAGAGAGTCAGAGAGAAAGAGCGAAGTCAGACCGTATCAGTCAGCAGAATAGTGAGCAGTCTAAGCTTATAGACCAAAGAAAAAACAATCTACCTCCACAGACCTTTGAATCAAACGAGGATAGTCTTGATGGATTTGATATGGCTGAGTTCGAGCCGAGATAGTTAAATAAAATGTAACAAAATTTATTATTAACTTTGTAAAAATATAATCAAATGGAATTTAAAGTAAAAGAAGTTTCCGGTACAGAGCAGAAATCTCGTGCGGAAGTAGAAGAAGAATTATTAGCAAAAGCAGCGGCAGCTAATGAAGGAAATGAAACTAACTTGGAAGGAGTGGAGACAAGCACTGAGAGTGCCACCGCCCCGCAAGAGCAAGAAAACATACAGCCGCAAGGCGAAACACAAACTCAGTCCTCAGAGTTAAAAGAGGAAGACGTTCTTTCATATATTAAGAATAGGTATGATAAGGAGATAGACTCTGTGGGTCAGTTGTTTGATGAGAAAGAATCAAATGAGAAACTACCCGAAGATGTTGCAGCTTACTTTGAGTACAAGAAAAAAACAGGACGTGGAATTGAAGACTATGTTAAATTAAACCAAGACTTCGATTCTATGGACGAAAACACTTTGCTAAAGAATTATCTTCTTTCTACAGAAGAGGGATTAGATTCTGATGATGTAGAGGTTTTGTTAGATGACTATAGCTATGATATAGATGTTGATGACGAAACAGACATAAAGAAAATAAAGTTAGCAAAGAAAAAAGCGATTGGAAAAGCCAAGAAGTATTTCAATGAGCAGAAAGAGATGTACAAACAGCCCCTTGAGTCAAGTACGGTTGAACTCTCTGAAAGTGAAAAGGAAGAGCGCGAGGCATATAACCAATATTTACAACAAGCGAAGAGCTTTGAAGAAGAACAAAAACGGAGACGTGATTGGTTCGTGGAAAAGACAGATGAGGTATTCTCAGATTTCAAAGGTTTTGATTTCAAGATAGGAGAAGACCAAGTTCTGACTTACACACCCACAAACTTAGAAGAGCTGAAAAAACGAAACTTAGATACAAGCAACTTTATGAAGAAGTTTGTTGACGAGAACGGTTTAATTAGTGACGCTACAGGTTTTCATAAAGCTTTAGCTATAGCAACAAATCCCGAAAGGTACGCCAAGTTCTTTTACGAACAAGGTTTAGCTGCAGGTACGGAGGGTGTTACGAAGAAGATGAAAAACATTAATATGTCTGAACGTAAAGCACCCGAAGCCACTACAAAGGGAGGCGTGCAGGTTAAGTCTTTGAACCCCGACAGTGGTCGTGGTCTTAAGATTAGAAAAATAAAAAGATTATAAACAATTAACAAAGCCCTCTGAGTAAAGTAAGAGGCAAATGAAAAAATGGCAGTTGAACCAACTCCCGGTTTTGATTTGCAGCCATCGGCACAACAGGTCCCGACAGCTACAAACTACATAACCAATTTTGATTTCTTGAATCAGTATCTTCCGGATACTTACGAGAAAGAATTCGAGCGATACGGAAATCGCACAATTAGTTCATTCCTAAGATTAGTTGGAGCAGAGATGCCTTCCAACTCTGACTTAGTGAAATGGGCAGAACAAGGACGTTTACACACTAA